CTTTTCATCTCTGAGTCTGTTAAGAACTTCAACATACTCTTTCCACTTATCAAGAGCCGCAACATAGCCTTTACCATATGCAGGTGTATCTATTTGCGCCCAACCATTTTCTTTACATACATGATCCCATAGCAAGGTTTCCAACCAGTCTAATGAATCAATACAAACAACACGAAATTCGTGATCTTCTGTCAATAAAGAGGTTAGATTACCCATAAACTCTTCATAAGTTTTTGCTACTGGAAAGTGGTCGCACTCAATCTTTCCGATACCATCTTCAGATTGAACGATAATGCATTTATCCATACTTGCGGCAAATGATGTTTTACCAATACCACCTGGACCATAACATATAAGCCTTGGCGGTTTAACCTTACCTTTCTTTTGTATTGCGGCTAGGCTCATTCAACAACCTCAACTTTAGATTCCTGTGATAAAGCAGAATCTAGTTGTGTGGCTAAATTGCTAGCATCCCTTTCAAGGCTTCTAAGGGATTGGGTAAGATTTAATGCTTGTTTAAATAGATCAGACTCCCTTAGGCTTTGTATTGTTCTATTTACACTTGTAAGCTCATTAGCTAATGGAATTGTTTTTTCATCTAAATCAGATTCAAAAACCTCGTTTGTAGTTCCATCTTCACGATTAATTGTAAAGATAGGTTCTTTTTTATTTTCTTTAGTCATATTTCTCTCCTAGAGTAGTTTTATAAGTATCACAATCTGCCTTGGCATTACAGAATCTGCAATGATCTCCCGCAACATATCGTGGGTTTTCTTCGTCACAAGCATCAGTTGCTTGTTTCAAATCGTTGTAGCCCCAATCAACCAGATTGGTAGCTGAAATCTCGTATGTTCTTATAGCGCCATCTTTATGCCAACCGCGTGGTTGTACAATGGTCAGCTCCATGGTGGTATTTTCATCCCCATACCGCGCGAGCGCACCCAGCCCATAAATCATTAACTGCTTATTCCTTTCGACATCTACACCCCACTTACCAGACTTTAAATCTATAACTGCAATGCGATCTTCACCAATTAATATTGTGTCAGCAGTACCAAAGCACTTTGTGGATATCTCATCCATAAAAACTTTTTCTTCTATCAACATCTTGGCGTTAAGTTCTTCCTTTCTTTTATGTATGTACTCTACATAGGTTTCCGCGCACGCAATCATATCCTCATCAACTTCTATTTCAAAGTCTTCAACCACTTGAACTTTGCCTAACCAATAGTCACGCAATGTCATGTCCTTGAGTCTGCCTTTTAATAGCATCTCGCACATCTCATGGATGAGTGTTCCTGTAGCCGCAGGTATGCCTACCTTGTATTCTGCTGAATAGTTTAGGTACGCGCTCGCTGGGCATTTAAACCAGCGATCTGAGGATGAAGGACTAAATATTGCGTGAGCCATTGGAAACGTATGAGCTTTCTTCTAATTGCTTGATCTCTGCTAGATCATAAAGAATTTTACCGCCGATCTTATAATAGTTAGGGCCTCCGCCTTTACGCCTTAAATTTGATAGCGCGTGTGGATTTTTACCCCACCTTTTAGCTAATTGCTTAGTGTCTATAAAGACTCTATCGGTGTCTGTCATTTCCTAATACTCCCTTTTTGTATTTGAATGTTGTTAAATTTACACTAAAGTTATATGATATGCAAATATATTTATAAAAAAAGGAGAAGAATATGAGTATAGATAATGCAACGCCAGAGGAATGGGATCAAGCAATTGATATGCTTGCGATCAATAACCAAGTAGGTGGCAATCATTATAAAGGCAATGGCATACAACCCATTGAGTATATTTACGCAAATGGATTGTCATGGTCGATGGGTAATGTGTTGAAACTTATTACCAGAGATAAGGTTGATAAGGTTGAAGACTTGCTCAAAGCCAAGCATTACATTGACCTTGAACTACAACTTGTACATGGTGTAGACGGAGAGGGTAACAAATTAGGCCAATATACCAAGGAGGTAAAGGTCTAGGAGTAAAGCAATGAACTTGTTTGATTTTGAAGATCCAGTTCTAAATGAGAGGAACAACAATACGCCTGTTTATGTAAACAGATATATTGCGCGTTCTTTGATAGATGTAGCTGGATTGGAAAATAAAGATCCTCAAGCATTAGCGGAGTATTTCTTACAATTAGGAATTAACTCCGTTAAGCATTACAAGGATCAAGAAGTTGTATTTGATATTAAGAATCTTTAACTAAGATTTTTTAATATGTCTTTGATGTTTTTAACAGCATCATTGTTCTTCATGTGTTCATCAACGATGGTTAGTTGAGCTTGGTCTAAGGGTTTAGAAAACACCACATTTCTGTGCGGTACTGCCACAAACGCAAACACATCTATCTCGTTATTTTTATATTGTCTGTGTTTTGAGTGTTGGCCTTTACGCATATCAAACCGCCAGTTGCCCCTGCGTTCTTCTATCTTGGATTGGGTTTTGACCTGGCATTTATATAGCTTTAGGTTGTGTTCAAAGATGATGTCTGCGGATGCGTTGTGTGGAACGATGGTTACTGTGTCAGAAACTTGAGAGAGGATTGCTGCTGTGAGATATTCACCAAAACGACCAACTCGTTCTGTTGCAAGGGGCATGGGTTATTGAAACTTATCTTTTTCTAGTTGTATGTATTCTTTCTGTATTCTTTTGTTTGTGTTAAACAAAATTTCTCTTGCGGTTTTTTGAGATTTTTTTAATGTTTTATCTAATATTTCTTTTTTTCTGTATTCTGGTAAATTTTTATAGCCAGAGCCTTTAATAATTTTATTTATTTGTTCTTTTGTTTTAAGCCTTTTTTGTATTGCCAATAATTGCTCATATTCTTTTGGTTCTAACTCAACATTTCTAATTTTTCTTGTTGGCATAGATGGGTATAAACCAACCTTATAAAACTCGTTATATACAGGATCTTCTTTCATTTTTGACAATCTTATTGGGGAGAATGAGCCTATGCCAAGCCCCTGATCTCTTGTTCTAACATCGCCAAATATATCTCTTCTTGCTGGCAACTCTTTTCTGTAACCAAGAAAAGGTAGTCTGTTTATAAAATTATCTGTAATACTTCTGGCATCTCTTAATACTGGGTCGTCAAGCTGCGATGCGTGAGCAAATATCGTTGGCACAAAAGAACCTGTAAATCTTTGCACAAATCTTTCTCCATATCTTGATGGGTCAGTAATGACCTGTATAGCAGAAGATATGCCAGATAAAAATGTTTTATTGGTAAGGTTATTAGTTACAGAACCCATTAACATTGATGCAAGTTTATCTAACTCTAATTCATTTTCTTTATTTTTCTCGCTTTCGTTAAATACATAATCACCTATTTCTTGCATATCAGCAGCTATTCCAAACAAAATTCCAACTGGTTCAAATCTGTTATAAGAGTAGTACGCATCGCCTATCTTTAAAGAATATGGTCTCCATCCAGTTGCCATTAAAGCTCTTCTTTCATTTGCATCTGTTGGGCCTGCACCAGTTATGTTTCCACCACCTGCTAAGATACCAACTGTTGTCATTACAGAAGATCCAAATAGCAACCTGCCCAAAACCTCATCTCTTTCTGCTCCGCCTTTGGCAAGTTTTTCTTTAAACTCTTTAGACATAAAACCTAGCGGAGTTCTTTCTCCAGCATACTTAACAATATTTACTGGCGTTCTAACAAATGGTAATAAAAATCTCCAATAAGGATTTCTATTAATAAATGACTGTACATTTTTTCCAGTTTCGCCAAGCTCTCTTGTAAATGTTTGATATCTGCCAACATCCATTGCTTTTAAATTTACATCTTTACCTATTGGAGATTGAAGCGGATTGTCTGAATGTTCTTTAACAAGCTGAGAAACTCTTTGCCATGCTTGGTTGCCTTTCAATCCTTCTTGTTTTGCTTTTCTCATAGCAAGACCATAAATTTCTTGCCTGTAAGCTGCTGTTTTAAATCCAGTATCGGTAGCTACCAACAATCTTCCTGGCGCTCTGACAACCTCGCCAAACAAACCAGGTATTGATTTTTGTTTATTAAGCTCTAATTTGGTCATGCTATCAACAACAGATTCAGGTTTGACAAATGCTTTTGATCCAGCTTTTAAACCCTCTATTGTTCCAGCAATAGTTCCAATGAGCCTAGAGTTAGCTTCTGAAAATGTTAATCTTTCTGGATCTCTTCTTACTGCGCCAACTAAAGCAGATGTATAAAATTCTGCTGGTCTCAACGCTGCTGTTAAAACACCACTTAAAAAGTTTACGAGCTGTGTGGATGGACTAGATAACAAAGAGTTAATCCACATTTCTTGAACTTTATCTAGGGTTTTGACTTTCTTTAAACCACTTAAAAAGTTAATTGCTGAATCAACATCTTCAAATGATTCTAGGTTTTTTGCTATAACATTTGGATCTTCGTATGTTCCTTTAACTTTGTTTAAGTATTCTTTAATAGCCTTGCTTCTAATATTTTCATCTGGACTTTGAGACATTTCTCTTAAAGCTCTTAATGTTCTTCCAGCTTCAGCAACAACTCCAGTTTCTTTACCAGACAAAGCAGTAACTGTATCTAAAAATTTTAAATATTCTATCTTGTCTATATCTGTAAGAGTTCCGTTGTTTAGCTTTGCGTTATATGTTTTGTTTAGATCTCTAGCCTCTTGTTGAGAGTCTCTAACTATTTGCCTAACAGCAGTAATATCTTCTGCGTTTACTGCTTGGCCTTGTTGTAAATTTAAAACATCATCAACTGTCCATCCTTTATCTATAGCTGCTTGATGTAAAACTTCACCCTCTTTTCCAAACCTTACTCGACCTCTTCTTTGTGTCCAAAATTGTTCATTTTCTTCTGCAATATCTTTAACTAAATTTTCTGTTTCTTCATCAAAGTCTTTTTTTGCTAAACGAATGTTTGCAGCAAAACCCTCTTCTGGTTTTGGCGCAATCCCCTCTGGTATTATTTCTCCTTCTTTAGGTTGAATTGCCAGTGGCTGTTCAGTAACTTGCTCAATCTCTTCTGCTTTTTTAAATTTATTTTTAATAGAACGCAATCCAGCAAAAGCCAAATCAAAACTTACACCTAATCCAGCTCCTTCTAATGCCATTTTTAATCTACCTTCGGCAGCAGTATCATCCTCATCTGCCATTAAATATTCAGTAAATTGATTTGGAGCATATCCCTGAATAACATTTGATAGCCTTTCTTCATCTGGACTAAAAGCCAATTGTTCTGCCGCTGTTCCAATAACAGCTGCTTTACCAATTTGTTTAGCTTTAGATGTTGGGTCTAATACTTTTTCAGCTTTTGATAGTTTGTTTAGTTTAGATGCTACGGATGCTGTTTTGGCTAAACCAGCATAGGGAATAGCAAATCCAGCTATATCTCTTATGGCTTGACCACCAGCATATGTTGGCTCTGGAATGACTGGAAGATCTGGTATGTCTGCACCAGTTACATCTTCTATTAATTCTGTGGTTGCTTGTGCTGTATCTCTAGCAGCACCCACTAAAGTTCTTTTTAAATTTTCACCAAAGCCTACTTGATCTTTAAATGGATCTTTTATAAGCCCTTCTTTTTTAAAAGGATCGGCTATATTTGTTTGATTTTTAAAAGGATCAACAATTCCATTTGACACAATTAGACACCATAATTTTCGTTAAAATATTTAATTAAGTCTTCGTCTGGTTCATTTGGATTGCTTTCTTTTAATAAATTCCATTGGTCTAAAGTTCCGCTAAAACCTTGGGGAACGCCATCCTCATCATCGGTAAAATCAAAAAGCTCTGGATTTGTAATTGCTAAATCACGATAATTTGGATCTATAGCAACCAAAGTATTAAAGTCAGTTCTGCTTATTTTTCCGCCTGGTATCATTAATTTGCTTAAAATTCCTGATCTTATTTCAGAAACGCTTTTTTCTTTTGGTTGTTGTGCTTGCTGTCTTTGTAAAGCTCGCATGGCAACATCTTTTCCTCCAAGAGCATCACTAAGCATTAATAACATTTCGCCTATTCCTTTGTTTCTAGCAGCTAATCTTTGTTTATTAAATAAATCTAATTGCTCTGGAGATAATTGTTGCATTTGTTCTTGCGTTGGAGATGGATACCTAAAGCCTCCAGCTCTCGCAAAAAAATCTCCAGCTTTTGTATATTTATTTAATGTTGCTGGATCTTTTGCAATTTCTTTTTGTTCTTTTTCTGTTAATAAACCTTGAGTTTCTAAGGTTGGTTGAGTTACCAATGGTAAAACTTTTTCTTGTTCTTGTATTACTGGAACAGTGGGTTTCGGTAAAGTTATACTTTCTCCCGATGCTCTTGATTTAGCTCGTTGTCTTGGAGTGCTAGCAACTGGTTTTCTTTTCTTTTTTTCTTCGTCTTTTTTTACAATAGAAGATTTGTAAAGATCTAATAATGAGTTTGGGTTGGTTGAAATATTAAAGTATTGTGCCATTTTATTTATGAGTTAAAAAACTGCCCCGAAAATGCAGAGCCAAGTAAACCAGTAGCCCCAGATAATATATCGCCGAGACCAGTTTTTTGTTTTGTTGTAGTTATTGGAGTTTGCCCAGTTTGACCTAAAGCCAATAAACTAAGTTGTTGAGGCCCATAAGCCAAAGCTCTTTCAAACTCTTGATAGGGAATTTGTAATCCCATTTGTTGTAATTGCTGTTGTTGTCTTCCAATCTGACCAAGTTGTCCAAGTCTTGCCATTTGCTCCGCGCCCACGCCCCCAAGCAATCCTGCTTGTTGTTGCCTTGCGCGTAATTCTAACTCTGGGGCAAACATTGCCATTTGCTGTTGTCTTGCGATATCTGATTCGGCAGCTCTTTGAGCTTGCTCAAAACCAGCTTGTCTTAAACCAGCAGCAGTTCTAGCTTGTTGCTCGATGTAAGGTCTTTGTGATTCAGATTCTAGTAAAGCAGAGCGTGAACCACCAAATGCGCCAGCGCCGATTGCGCGTGATTGCGCTTGACCTCTAGCTATATCAGCTTGTCTTTGTATATCAGCCATAGATTGTTCAATGACTTGTTGAGTGTAAGGGGATTGATACGCACCTATGTCAGCTCCTAGTAATGAGCCAACTTGACCTATTTGTGGTGCTTCCTTTTGTGCTAATTCTTGTATGCCAGTTAAAGGGTCATACTCCATACCAGTTTCAAATAAACCACGAGTGGCTTGAAATTGTCTTAGCTGATCTGGGTTAAAACCAGCAACTCTAGGGCCTGTATATGGTACGAATGGTGTACCAGCTAATGATTTACCAGCTTGAAATAGCTCTTTTGCTTGTGCTTCTTGGTATGCTGGTAGACTGACTGATTGTGTTGTTTTGCCTTTACTCATAATTCTTTACTAATTAAATTTTCTGATTTAAAACCTAAATGTTTTAATTTTCTTAACCATCCTTTTCTACCACCGCCATATAATCTTTTACAACCAGCGGCTTTTGCAAATGCCTCTAAGGATGGCAACATATCCTCTAACTCCTTGTAATCACCACCACAAAATAGCAAGTTCATTGCTGTATTTTGGGGGAATACTACAAATTCAGTTATCATAGCCGACTTCTTAGCTGGCCATAAATGGAATATTCCATGTCTTATTTTATCCTCTATATCGTCTATTGTATAGGAATCTTGATGTTTGATAGCTTTTGCTATATATGGC